TCGCTCACGACACCGCGCACGCGCAAATATCGGCCGCGCCAGACGAGGCGTGTGCCCGGCATAATGCCCTCCCGCTTGCGCAATGTGACCGACCAGCGGGGCAGCGCCGACAACGCGGCGGCGGCGGCCAGATCAGCGGGCATAAGCGGCGCAATCGCCGCCCAGGCAGCGCCGTCATAATGATAGCCGCCCGTCCGTCCGCCCAGCGCATCGCGCGCGGGGTTGGGGTGTTCGATGGTCACGCGTTCCCGCAGCGCGCCTGCAAATTCGCTGCTCATGCCAGACGCAACCGGCGCCAGGGACGGAGTAGTGCTGCGACCGCTGCAGGCGGGCCAACATCTTCCGCCGCGTCCCGATGCGCATGGATGTGCGCGGACAGCCGGAGGATGCCGAGCCGCACCGGTTCCGGCAGGCCCGCCCAATCAGTGGCGAGGCCTGCGCTCAACGACACACGCACGCGCCCCGCCGATCCCGGCTGGATCACGCGCACCCAGCCTTGAGCATGGGCATCAATATCAATGGCATAATCCCCCACCGGCAGCGGAAAGGCCGCGCCGTCGGCAGGCAGCCCTTCCACGCCCGTGATACTGCGCACCGGCGCACTCGACAGGCGTTGCCAGCCAGAGCCTGCACTCAGGGTTTCGGCGAGCGGGCGTTGCAGCAGCACCTGCGCGGTAAAGGCCTCGGCAAGCGCGGCGGCATCCGCAATGAGCCGGTCGAGCATCATGTCTTCGTCGGCATGGTCGATGCGCAAATAGGCCTTGGCCTCATCGCGCGCAGGCACGAGCAGCGCGCCCGGAATTGGGCTGGGTTCAATCATGGTCATCCCCGTTGGTAAGTGGGTGGTCAGGCCGCGACGCGCATCGCCCCGACGCGCGACAGGCGGACGGTCGCAGACACGGTCTGCACGGCGGCGGTCAGGTTGCGGAAATCAAGGTCGGCCCGCACCTGAATTTGGCTGATGTCGCTTTGCGCCGTCATATTCTGGCCCAGCGCGACTTTGCCGGGGTCCTGAAAGTCCAGAACTTCGGTGCCATAGTCCAGCCAGCTGCCATCATAGCAGTCGAGGAACGCAGGCGCCGACATGTTGATGACGGAACCACCACGCCCGGTGAAGCCGGTTAGAAACTTGTTGGTCGTCGGGCTTTGCACGATGAGCGACAGCGAGGCTCCGCTGAAATATTGGGCGCCTGCCTCCACCCGCATCCGCGCGACACCGCGCAGCCTGTCGTTGACCGACAGCCAGCCATTGGCAAAGAGCGTGGCGAGGGACGCCAGCTGGTAGATTTGGATCGTGCAGCTGGAATTCGCGGCCAGCGTGCCTGATATCGTGAGCTTGAAGACGGGGAAGCCGCCCGGGTCTGTCTCCACACCCTTTTCGACAATGCAGGACATGCCCGCGCCCGCCCCGCTGATAAACAGCGTCCAACCTTGCGGAATATTCGCAGCGACAGGGGCCAACCCCCAGGTGCCGAGAACGCTTCCATTCGTGCCCGGCGTGAAGATGGAGTTGGACATGATGGAGGGCTGCGCTGTCCCCAGGGACGCCAAACCGTTGGTCGTCGGCAGCGTGATCTGCGCAGGCAGCGCCGCCCAATTGGGCCAGATGGCCGACAGCCGTTCGATGATCCTGGCGGCAATCCGTTTCGCGCCAAAGCCCGTGCAGTGCAGCCCGTCGCGCAGATAGCCCTGCTTGTTGCGGTAGAGCGTGCCCGAGGCCGCATCGACAAACTCGCCCCAAATATCGACGACGATGACGTTCGCGCGCGCATTGGCATGGCCCGAGGCATGGTCGAGCGTCAGCAGCCAGTCCGCAAAGGATTTGAAATTCGCAGTGACGGTCTGCCCGCCCAGCGTGCCATTATCGTTCACGCCCTTGGGCAGTTCATTGCAGACGATCCACACCTTGTTCGGCGCGGCGTTGAGGATCGCCAGAATGTTGGTGCGCGAGGCCGTCAGATAGCCCGTATCCGATACAATCTGGTCATTGGTGCCATAAAGCAGAATGCCAATCCCCGCCTCATGCGCATTGGCAAAATCGGCGCCCTTATTGTCGGAGAAATTGACCGCACCGTCAGATCGCCAGGCATCGCCGACGGTCGCCACGCCATTGGCGTTCTGCCGCGGGAGGGCCGCCCCCTGATAGGTCGTCGAGGCAGGCACTGTGAAATTGGCGTTGCGCGCAATCCGCAGCTTATATCCGGACAAGAGCTCCAGCCAAGGCGCATAGCCGAGGTTCTGCGTTCCTTGGATCAGCCCGTTGGTCGTGTTGCTTGTTGTCTTGCCGTCCGCCGTGCGGCTGTCGCCATAAATCAGGAACCGCATATTGGCAGGGACCGGCGCTACAGGCCCGGCCACACCGCGCGCATAGCGCAGGGCGAGCGCCAGCCCGCTGTCAAAGCCCAGGCTCGTCATTAGTAGAGCGCCACGATGTCGGCCGCGGTCGTGCCGGTCGCGCGGACAAAGCCGGGACGGAACGGCAGCACAGAACCTGAGGGCACATTGCGGAAGGTCACGTCAGCCGCGCCGTTCACGCCGCGCATCACGATGTGGCCGCCGGTGCCGATGAACAGCGCCTTGGGGGTGATGATAACAGGGTTTGTGTCATGCGGGAGGAGCGCTGCTGCATCTTCAGCAGGCGACGAGACGCTATCGGCAGACGCAGCAAAGGGATCAGGCATAAAGGCCTCCGTTCAGTTGGACTGGGGGGGGTGCACATCGTCGTTGCAAGGCGCGAAGCGGCGCGGCAATCCAGAGGGCAGCGGCACAATGGATTGCCGCGCGTCGCGCGCAAGGACGGCTAGGTTGACATCCTTCTCAAGCGCATCAGCTCACCGAAAATCGCAGCAGCTTAATCGCCTCTGAGTTTGACACCGAACCACCGACGCGCTTCGTCGCATAGAAGTTGACAAACGGCTTGTTGGTGAAAGGATCCCGCAGCACGGTCGTCTCGGCCCGCTCGGCAATCAGATAGCCTGCCTTGAAATTGCCAAAGGCGATCGAATGGCTGTTGGCGGCAATGTCCGGCATATCCTCCGCCTCGACCACCGGATAACCCAGCAGCGTATTGGGCTGGCCCGCAACCAAACCCGGCTGGAACAGAAAGGCACCATCGGTCGTCTTGAACTTACGGATGACAGCGAGCGTCGCTGAGTTCATCACCCAAACCGCGCCCTGGCGATAGGGCGCGCGCAACGTGTGGACGAGATCAACGAGCTTGTCCTGCGGGTTGGTGGCAAAGGCACCCGCCGCCCCTGTCGGCACATATTGGAGCACACCAAAAGCGCGGGTCGCATCGCCGGTGGGGACAGGCGTGCCCGTCAAAAAGCCACGCGGCCGGTTGGTGCCACTGCCCGACACAAACGCCGTGCCCTCAGCCTTGGCAAATTCAGCGGAGATTTCGCTGGCCAGCCAGCCTTCCACGTCAAACGCCGCATCATCAAGCATCGCCTGTGTGGCGGCCGGATTGGCATAAAGATCACCAAAGCTTGGGATGACTTCATTGAAGGTCGGGGTCCCCGTTTCCGGGCGCGCCTGTGTTTCAGATGCCCAGCCGGAAGAAACGCCGTTCTGCGTCACCAGCTTGCGATAGCCTGCGGAGCCAACGCGCACGACATTGGCGATCTGGCGGAGGGGAGAGGCGGCCTTCAGCAGCGCATCGATATTGCCATCAATTTCGCGCGGGATGGCAAAGCCGCCATCCGGCCCGGTCGTGCCGGTAAAGCTTTTGAGTTCAATATCAGTGCCACGGCGGACATAGCCGTCGATAAAGGCCGCACGCGCCGGGTCTGCCGTGCGAGCGCCCGACAGCGCGGGGCGGTTGGCGACCACGGGCGGCACCTCCGCTGTGTCAAATGCCGCCTCAATGGCGTCGGCCTTCACTTCATAGTCCATGCAGTTTCTCCTGTTGGGGGCCGGGTGTTTGGGGGCCCGTTGTTTGGGATTCTGTTGCGATGACGCGCGCCAGCGGTTGCATCGGCTGCGCGACGAGGCTGACCTCAATGAGGTCGAGCGCGTTGAGTTCTCGAAAGCTGCCTGA